CCGTAGCCGTAGCCGTAGCCGGAGCCGTCGCCGTAGCCGTAGCCGTAGCCGTAGCCGTAGCCGGAGCCGTAGCCGGAGCCGGAGCCGTCGCCGGAGCCGTCGCCGTAGCCGTAGCCGTCGCCGTAGCCGTAGCCGTAGCCGTAGCCGTAGCCGTAGCCGGAGCCGTCGCCGTAGCCGTAGCCGTAGCCGGAGCCGGAGCCGTCGCCGGAGCCGTAGCCGTAGCCGGAGCCGTCGCCGTAGCCGGAGCCGTCGCCGTAGCCGTTAAAATGCTCGGGCACTTCCCCAAAAAGGACTTGGGCCGCTTGCATGGCTAGAACTTCCAGTTCGCGCTAACCCAAGCCTTCTCGGCATCGGGCGAGCATTTGAGAACTGCCGTCACGTCATGCAACGTCATAGTTTCGACGGCGGGGCCAATCTTGGTTTGGCTATTCGGACCAGATGTTGCGAGCCCGACAAAGCCGCCGACATTCGAAGGCCAGTAGAGACAATTGCGGACAAGCCGCAAATTGATTGTCTTGCTGTTTGTCTCGGTTGCATAGCCGCCAAACACGCCGCGATGTGCAGTCGTAACGACGACATAAAGCTCTTTGCCATTTGATTCGCGTGAAGGATGCGATACCATTTTATTTTCCCTGCCCCAGAAGAACCGCGAGGCGCCGGCTGAATTTCATGCGCGGGAGTTCCAGCGGCTCCAAGCCTGCTCTATAGTCGCGCCATATACTGACGGCTGTGCGTAGCAATCCTCATTGCCACACCTGATTGTGTAGACGAGCATGCCAACTTCTCGTGTTGGAAGCGGCGCGTCGGTTCCGCACCAAGGACACGGCTTGTATTGAGGCTGGGCTTCCGCCTTCGCAGCCCTGCGGATCACTTCCATCATGGATAGATGGCGGTCGTGTCTTGCTTCGGATTCGGAGCGCAATGGCTGGTCGAGGAAGGGGCTCACGTTAGACATTGGCGGACCTCCGGCCGGCACGCTTGTAGGCGGCGGCATGGATGGCCGCAGCTTCGCGCGCTTCGTAGCGGGAAACATGTGTCTCAAGCTGTTCGCGTGAAGTGCAGAAGCCCGCAAATGTCATAATGTCGATGACGCAATTGCAGGGGGCGTTCTGGGTCGATGAAAGCCGGTCCATCAGGTCCGGGGCGTTTTTCCAAGAGAACTGGGCCATCTGATCCTCCCTCTAGTCTCGCTGGACCCATCCAGTGACGCCACATTATCATCCCTGGATTATGCGTCAAGCATAAATGTCGCTTGCATAACGAATTATTTCTGGCATGATGCGCCAAAAGGGATTCGCATGAAAAAGACCCGCTGCGAGATTATCAGGACCAGGCTTGGGCTAACACAGGCCGAGATGGCGGAACGGCTGGGCGTGAACCAAGGAACCGTCTCGAGGTTGGAGCGGGGCGCCAAGCCCTCTCGGCCCGTTCTTAAGCTGATGGAACTTCTGGCTTCAGAGATTTCAACAATGAACTAAATTTAACGGAGGGTTCATGCTTCGGGGGCTGGATTGGGTATTGGTGGGGCTTTTGGCGTTTTCCCTGGCCATTGGTGGACTGGCCGTCCTTGGAACCATTCAGATCGTCCACAAGGCTATCGCGACGGTCGAAGCGGCGATGCCATGAAACATCGGCCGCATCTCTTATTCGCGCCTGGCCGACCGACCGAGCGGCCAAATCCCAAAGCCGCAGCCTTGCACGCGGCGATTCGCTGGGAAGTGGACCATCCGGAGCCCTCCAAGCAGGAACGCCGCCAGGAACGCGCTAAACGCTTCAGGCAGACGGGCGACAATGATTGACAGATTCGGAGATCAGGTCCGGGTGGGTTTCGCGCCCCATGAAATCCTGTGGATAAAAGCGGCCTTAACATTGGTTTACCATGAACGGCCTGCGGCTTACCGGGATATTGCTGCAATGTCCGGGCGGTCTCTGGCCGTAATCCGCCGCAAAGCCAATGAGATCGAGGGCGCCATGATAATTGCTGCAGCGCACAAAAGATGGGAGGATTCCCATGTCGGGCCAACACCATAACGACGAGATCAAGGCCCTGGTCCGGGAAGCATGGGATTCAGGCTGCAGCGCGTCGATAGTGGCCAGCCAACTAAAGTCACAACTTGGCGTTATCGTCACGAGATCGGCTGTGTTGGGGCTCGTATCCCGGATGAAGCTCAAGAAGCGCCAGGAACCGCGCCTGAGGTTGCCGCGTCATCCCCACGCCCCAGCTGCGCCAAAGCCCATGCCCTCGAGCCACAAGCCCGAGGAACCCGTGCCGTGCGGTCCTGTGGGGGATTTTCCGAAGCTCGGCTTATGCCGCTGGCCCCATGGTGAAGGCCTGGAAATCCAATGTTGTGGCCATCCGGCGGTTATGCACGGGCCTTATTGCGAGTTTCACCAGGCAATCGCCTATGTCCGGACGCAGCCGCAGCAATTCAGGGGGCGCAAGAACGACCGCCAATACTTCTGAAAAGGAACAGCCCCGACGCTTGGGGCTGCCGGGGCTGTCGCTGGGTCCGAAGGAACAGCAATGGGGTTGGCATTGCCCCGCAAACCTAATCCTGAGACTTGACAGTTGCAATACCTGGGCGCTTGATGCGCGAACGCCCCCGACGATGAATCGGAGGCGTTCAAACCGATGTGGCTGCATCGGGGTAGGCCGTCAGCGGTATATACCAACCTGCGGCTCCCTTATCAATCCCGCATCGGCTTGACGGTTCCCCATTGGGTTGTAATTCCCGTGGGTGGGGCGCTGGCAGGCACTACGCGGGGGTCCGGCATATGTGCAGCGGTGGTCCGAAAGGCTGGGGCCGCAAGACCGGGGTGGATGAAGTTATCCACAAACAGTAGCAGCCAAGGTGCGGCGGAACTTCCCGACCGGATCGCCTGTAAGCGCCGACTCGTCTCAAAACGATGGCCCCAGGCTAGGAACATACCACGCCAAAAGCGGGGTATGTCTTCCTATGCCTGGTCACAACCGATCTGAACTCAAACGATAAGCCTTTAAAGGTCTGTCAGTCGCCTCGCGAGCGAGCGCCCATAAGGCGCAAGCGAAGCGAAGCGAGGCGATAGAAAGAATCTTCTACGCCGCGAAGCGGCGACTGGAGTTATCTCCCCGCTAGAACAGGGAGGAATCAATGTTATCGATCCTGATCAGTGTTCTGATTTTAGCTCTGGTTCTGGGCTTAATTTATTAGGTTATCACACTTATTCCGCTTCCACCTCCGTTCGCATTGATTGTGCAAATCTTGATCGTCGTGATTGCGGTGATCTGGCTTATCCACGTGCTGCTGGGGCTGGAGCCTGGCGGGCATATCGTGCTATAGGTTAATTGCTCAACACGTCTTCGACTGCGCCGGCACCCGTCGGCGCTTTTTTTATGGAAACAAATCATTAACCGCGTTATGTTTTTCACATGCCGCGAAACGATTTGGCCCAGATCCGCGCGTTATTCGATGATATGATTGAGGCTGCCGAATCGCAGGAATTCAGGCAAAAATCTGTTGCGCTGCGGGCACTTATCCTTGAGAACTCTCTGCCGGAAGTAACTTTATCCGGTCCGAAAACGCATTTCATCGGCAATACCATGGTTGTGGAAATGGGGGATTGAATGTCCAAGCTCGGCCCGTCTGACGTTCCTGGCCCGAAAGCCGGTCCACACGGCAGTTTCCCAATCGGGGACGACAAGCACGCCCGTCTGGCAATAGGCGGCGCAACCCGCAGCTACAACGCCGGCAACATCGGCAAGTCGACTGAGGAAGAAATCAAGGCCAAGGCCCGCAGGAAGCTAGGCATTGCCCTGAAGGGGAATGGGCGCTGATGCCCTGGTCACCCGCCCAACATCGTTTATTTGAAGCCCGGGCCCACGGGGCTAAGTTCCCCATGGCTGAGAAGATTCCAGTCGCAACGGCTCAGAAGATGGCCGGAGAAGGCATTAAATCTAGTCCTGACCCGAAGCGCCTCGGCAAAGCGCTCAAAGCAAAATGACCGACAAGACCGGAAATCACAGAATTCGGCCGCCGAAACTCGCCATCAGCCGATCCATGATCGATGCGGGCAAAGCGAAGATGAACGAATTGACGGAATTGGATCCGGCTCTTGATATAGCTAATGTCATTACCGATGACCTTCTTTGCGCTGAGATGTTCTTGGCCATGTGGAACGTCTATTGGAATGAGGTCATGGAAGTGCAGCGCAAAAAGGATGCGGGGAGCCCAATCGTTCAATTCCGGCCAAGCATAATCCGCCCCCTATGACCGTCTGCGGCCTCATCCAAGCCCATTACCTCGGCTGGGACGGCGCAAGAGACCGTTCCCTGGCTACTCTGGATGGCAAGCTCGTTATCGAGCATGTCATCGCCAAGCTCAAGGCAATGCCCATAATCGACCAAGTCATCCTGGCCGTTCCGGATTGCCGCGGCAACACAGTGTTCCTTAAGCTTGCTGACAAGCACAGGATTCATTGCCACTTCGGCCCGGCCGAAAATGTCCTCGAACGCTGCCGCCAAGCGATTGAAGTCACGGGCGCGGACGAGGTCATCCATGTCATGGGCCAGCATTGCTTCACGGACGCTGACTTGCTCGCCAACATGCTCGCATTTCTGCACCAGAGCAACGCCCATTATGTCTCGATGCCTGACGATTTCAGCCCGGATTTCGCGGGGAAAATATACGAGCGCAAACTGCTCGATCATGTGGCGAAGGCGATTGATAGTTATCCTGCTGAAGATCGACCCGCGCGACTTGCCAGATTTTGCTCATATATCGAATCGGAGGGGGACTGGTTTCGAGCCCTAGTTTATCCCCATAGCCCGGCCTACACCGACGAATTCCGTAATAATGTCCGCGCCCTAGCCGCGGGCATATTCAAAGACGAACGGATCAGCGTTGACGAAACCAATGCCAGCAGCATCTCCAACCCCATCTCAGAAAGCTATGAAATCGCCGCGGCGGAAATCGAGCCAGCCGATCACGTCCTGGACATAGCCTGCGGCAATGGCCATGGATCCCGCATTCTTGCTGCAAAAGCGAGATGTGTAACAGCCGTCGATCTAGACGGCCGTCTCATCGCAAGGAATCGCCGCAACAACAGGCACCCGAACCTGTTCTATAAAAAGGGAAATGCCCTTGATTTGCCAGTTGAATCAGCATCGGCCGACGCCGTCACAGCCATGGAATTCATCGAGCATCTGCAGCCGATCGAGGCCGATCGCTTCCTAGCCGAAACACGCCGTCTTCTGGCCCCAAGCGGAAAGTTGTTCATCTCCACCCCCCAGAACGGCAATGGCTCGATTCCGGTCTGTCCCCATCACATCAAGGAGTATAGCCGGCCAGAATTCGAGGCATTGTTGCGCCCGCACTTCGACAGCGTAAGGATCCTATGCTCCAAATCAGGCGGCCGGCTGTCCGAAGCCAACCAAACAGGACAGAAGATGCTCGCCATATGCCAATAGGATTGTTTCACGTGAAACATCGTGTAAATTGACGTTTGCGGCAAAATGCGGCTAATTGCGGCCCAATGGCAAAATCATCCACATCCGGCCAAGGTCGCCCCAAGGGCATAAAAAACAAAGCCACACAGGAGCTTCAGGACTTATGCCGTATCCATACCCCTATGGCGATAAAAGAGCTTGCACGGCTCGCTAAAGAGGCTGAGAGCGAACAGGCCAGAGTGGCGGCTATCAACAGCCTGCTGGATCGCGGCCATGGCAAGCCGTCCCAGTCTATTGGTCTCGGCCAAGCGCCTGATCTACAACCGCTCGAAGTGGTGGAACGCCCAACCCTCACCCGCGAACAATGGTTGACGCTCCACTCACCAGACTGAGGCAATGGTTCCCGCAGCCCGGCCCCCAACGCGACGCCATCGAGGCCGATTGGGTTGATGAACTGTTCTATGGCGGCGAACGTGGAGGTGGCAAATCAGACTTCCAGCTTGGCTATCAGGAAGATGGCGCAATCCGGCACAAGAACGGCTGGCGTGGAATCATGTTCCGCAAGACCTACCCTGAATTAGAGGAGCTCCAGTCCAGGGCCATGGAGATATTCCCAAACACGGGCGCCATCTTCAAAACCCAGCAATCGGTGGACTATCCGTTCTCGAACTGTTGGTATTGGCCAAACGGCGCTAGTGTTAAGATGCGCTACATCGAGAACGAGAAAGACTATGGGCGATACCACGGACACCAATATACTGGCATTTCCTTCGATGAGGTCACGGAATACCCCACGCCCTCCGGGTTGCTACGAATGCTTTCAACACTTCGATCCGCGACTGGTGTTCCATGTAGCGTCCGTCTCACCGGCAATCCCGGAGGTGTTGGACATGCGTGGGTTAAAACACGGTACATTGACCCGGTTGCACCGCGAAAGCCCTATCTCGACCCCGAATCCGGCTTTACCCGAATGTTCATCCCCTCTCGTCTGGTGGACAATGCCATTCTCTTAAGACACGACCCGGACTACCGGACCCGGATTCTAGCCGCTACACACGGCAATGATGCACTGCGAAAGGCGTGGCTCGAGGGCGATTGGAACATCATAGCCGGCGCGTTCTTCAATTGCTGGTCCGGCGCCATGATCTTAAGGCCGTGCCAGCTTCCAGATTGGTGGACGAAGTTCATGTCTGGCGACTGGGGATCGGCCAGGCCGTTCTCATTCGGCTGGTGGGCGGTCGCCGGGGATGACTATGAGACGCCCGATTCGTTCGTCATCCCCAAGGGCGCATTGGTCCGTTACCGCGAATACTATGGCTGCGCAGATGCTCACAGCCTGCCAAATACGGGGCTGAAGCTGCCGGCTGAGGAAGTGGCCAGCCGGATTTTACATCTGGAATCTGGGGAACTTATAAACTATCGTGTGCTTGATCCGGCGGCGTTTGCCTCAGATGGCGGCCCGTCGATTGCGGAGCGCATGTTTGTCTCGCACAAGCTTGCCTTCCGCAGGGCTGATAATGCCAGGGTGGCCGCAAAGGGCGCCATGGGGGGATGGGATCAGATGCGGTCCCGCATGATGGGGGAAAACGGCAGGCCCATGATTTATTGCTTCTCCAATTGCCTGGACAGTATCCGCACCATTCCGCTTCTGCAGCATGACGAAAACCGCGTCGAGGATGTGAATACCGATAGCGAAGACCACGCCGCCGACGAATGGCGTTATGCCTGCATGTCGCGGCCCTATGTGCGGCCGAAACCCAGGTCTGAGATGCAGCCGAGATTCCTGCACGAGATGACGGCGCACGAGTTATTCAAGCCACGGAAGCGGCAAGAGGAACGCATCTGATGGCTGACGATGCATTAACCAATATCGCCGCATCCCAGGGCGAAGATCCGGACAGTCAGGAACTCTGGAAGGCTGCCCGCTACATCGAGGAAATAGAACTCTACGAACGTGAGACCCAGAAATGGACGCGCCAGGCCAAATCGATCCTGAAACGGTACAAGGACGACAGAGGGGGGGATGGCGATGTCGAAAGCAAGGAGCGGCGATTCAATAGTCTGTGGTCGAACACCCAAAACCTGCTCCCAGCCCTCTATTCCCGGAACCCGAAGCCAGACATCCAGCGGAGATTTAAGGACGCTGATCCCATTGGGCGAGTTGCTTCCGATGTCATGGAAAGATGCGCAAGCTATTTCTGCGATACCGACCGTTTTTCCGCAGTATCGCGCGCCTGTGTGCTGGACTACCTGCTGCCTGGACGAGGAACCAACTGGATCAGATACGTCCCCCACTTCGAGTCTGACGGTGGACCGTTAACCAATAGCACCGACCGCGGCGATGACGAGGACGAGCAGTTAGCACCAGAAGTTCTGGCTTACGAGGAAGTGGTTGCCGACTATATCCACAGGGAAGATTACGGCCATAACATCTGCCGGACTTGGGATGAAGTCTGGCTGGTCTGGCGTAAGGTCTATATGACCAAACGGGAGCTCAAGGACAGGTTCCTTAAGCCTCTCGTCAAGCAATATGGTGCCCAGAAAGCCCGCGATATGCTCGCTAACTGGCCAATGGATTACGTCCAGAAGGACACAAGCGGTAAGACGATCGATAACGGCATACAGAAATCCGTCGTCTATGAATGCTGGGACAAGAACCGCAAGATTGCCGTCTGGCTCAATATGGGACGGCCGGACATTGCCGATCTGAGGCCTGATCCGCTCAGGCTAGACAATTTCTTCCCATCTCCGCGGCCGCTATTTGCCAATCTGGCCAATGACAGCCTGATCCCGGTCCCACTCTATAAGGAATATCAGGACCAGGCATCGCAATTGGACGAACTGACCAACCGCATTGCCCAGATGACGCGGTGCCTCAAGATCGTGGGTGTGCACGACGCATCCGCCGAAGGCATCCAGCGCATGTTCAACGAGGGAACAGAAAACGAAACCATACCCGTTGCCAATTGGTCGGTCCTAGCAGGCGAAAAAGGAGGGCTGAAAGGCGTAATAGACCTTCTGGATATTCAGATGATCGCCCAAGCCATTCTTGCGGCTTATGAGACGAGGGATCAGGTCAAGAAAGACCTCGATGAGATCACGGGCATATCAGACGTAGTTCGCGGCGTCTCAGATCCTAATGAGACCGCCGAAGCACAAGGCATCAAATCGGCATATCATGGGAACCGGATCTCAGACCATCAACAAGAGGTGCAGCGCTTCATCCGTGAAACTGTCCGGTTGACGGTCGACGTGATCTGCAACCACTTCAGCGACGGCACAATCAAGATGATTTCCGGGGTTAGGCTTCTGAGTGCCCAGGAAAAGCAGGCTTATGTCCAAGCCAAGCAAATGGCGGCAATGGGTGCCGGCGCAGTGCAGCCGCCCCCGCTGCCGCCCAATACCACCCCGGAGCAGTTCGAGGACATGATGCAGGCTCCCACCTGGGAGGATGTTCTCGGGCTCATGCGCAACAACGCCATGCGCTGCTTTCGGATCGATATTGAGACCGATTCGATTATTAGACCAGACGAGCAGCAGGAAAAGGCTGACCGGGTTGAGTTCGTCAAGGGCATGAGCGAACTAATGAACCAGGCCACGCAGGCTGGCGCCCAAGACCCAGACATTGTTCCGCTGGTGGGACAGATTATACAGTTCGCAGTGCGGGCTTTCCCAGTAGGCAAGGAACTCGAATCCTCGATTGCCTCCTATATCCAGAAGAAGGAGAAGGAAGCAGCCAATCCGCAGCCAAAGCCTAATCCCGAGGTGATGAAGGTCCAAGCTGACGCGCAAGCAAATCAGCAGAAGATACAGGCGGATGCGCAGGCCAACAGCCAGAAGATGCAGCAAGAGTTTCAGCTAGATCAGCAAAAGGCCGCTTTGGACGCCCAAGTTGAGCAGACCAAGCAGACTTTGCAAGCCCAGCAAGACGCGCAAGAGAACGAACTTGAGGCCAAGCGTCGGATCATAGAGCTACAGACAGAAGACCAGGCATCGGCTCGAGAAGCCCAGCGTAAGGCCGATTTACAGCGCGATGAATGGATTCATAAGCAGGCGCTGGCCGAGATGGAGAGCACTACGCAATACAATATCGCCAAGATGAAGGCCGAAATAGCCAAGGAGCAGGCCATTGAGGTTGCCCGCATCAATGCCAGCGCCACATCTGGCGAGCAGGAAGAAGCCCAGGCGATTGCTCAAGCCGAGGAAGTGGAAAAGCCCGTGTCCCACGACAAAACCGACGAAATCTTGGCACATCTCAAGGGCGCGGCGCAGGCCATTAATAATCTGGCTCAAGCCCATGCCCAGAATACCCGGAGCATCCAGAATTTGCATAAAGCAGTAACGTCCGAGAAGGAAATCGTCCGCGATCCCAAGACCGGCAAGCCAACTGGGGTCAGGATCAAGCAGAATCCGGCCGAGCTGGCGAAGGGGCTCAAGAATGACTAGGTTCGTGAATACCACCAAGGGCCTCATGGATGCCGACAAGCTGCGCTGTGCCCGGGGGACTATCGATAACGAAAACGAACACACGACTTGGGTTGAGTATTATGACGGCGACGAACTTGTTCATCGTTCGGTTGACATCGTGCTGAAAAAAGGCACGGAAATTCAGGCAACGGAGGCCGTCCTTGGCTAACTCGCAGGCGTTTACCAACCAGGCCAAATTGGATGCACTGACAGCTATCGTGCCTAACGGCGATACCATCAAGGCAGCTTTGTATCTGACTACGGCTTCTATTGGCGCCTCAACGACGGCCTATTCCGCGACGGGTGAGGTATCGGGCACGAACTATTCAGCCGGCGGCGTGACTGTTACCCATGCCAACGCGGCAAGCCTTTCCGGTTCGACTGCGGTTTGGACGCCATCGGCCAGCATCGTCTATACGGCCGTGACTCTCCCAACGGCCTTCGACTGCATGCTGATCTATGATTCCACGCGGACGAATGCCGCGGTTTCCAGCCACACGTTCGGCGCCCAGACCGTGACCGCCGGCACGCTTACCCTCACAATGCCGGTCAATGCGGCCGGGACTGCCCTGCTGGGGATCGCATAAATGGCGATTACCAAGAGAGTCATCGTTCTGGAGCAGATCGGGACAAGCCCGCTTATGTTCCGTTATCTGATGTGGGCGGACGTTCCCGCTACACGCCAGGCATTCTACGCTGCCAAGCAGGCCAACATGATCAGCGCCTGGAAAGATGCCCAGCCCGCGGATAATACCGCACTGCAAAATGGGTCCGTAACGGAGTTCGTGGACGTAACGGCCATGCAGGCGGGTGATACATTGCTGACCGCCGAGGCCCGGCTTCAGGCGATCTGGACGGCGTTCCAGGCAACGATAAATGCCACGAACAATTGGTCGCGGTATGGCTCCTTCATGGATACGACCAACACGTGGACGGCCGGAGGGGTTAGCTGATGGCCACAATTACGGAATTCTTTGGAACAGCAACAGCGTTCACCAAGACGAATGCTAATCTTACGTCCTCGGCCACCGGCGGCTGGAAATCCAATGCAATCGACAATTCCACTAACCTATATGACGACGCGCTGGTCCAGGTCGAACTTGCTGCGGTCAATACGGCCCCGGGTGCGAACAAGGCAATTTATCTCTATGCCTATTCACTGATTGAAGGCACAGCCTATTCCAGCACAGGCGCAGCCGCCATCGATGGAACAGAGGGAACGGTCACCTTCCCGGACATCACCTCGCTGCCTCCGAATCTCCCGCTTCTGGGCGTCATTCCCTATTCGACCCAGAACGTGGCAATCAACAGTCAGGCATTCTCCGTGGCAGCGTGTTTTAACGGCGTGCTTCCTCCCAAATGGGGAATCGCCATGGTCAATAATTCAGGGATGACGTTAAGCGTAACGAACATCTACTATATCGAGTTGAAATATACGGTGGCCTAAATGCCACGGCCCATCGTTCGCAAGAAATTTGCCCTTCAACCGGCTTATGCTTCGACAATAGACCGCTCGCACCCAATCGGGCGAAAAGTGACGGCTTGCATCGCCGCGCACTATGGGGCGCCAATCCAGATTCCAGAAATGATCTCCGGCATCCCCGGAACTGTCGCATCTGGACAGATAAATGCGGTAATGGCTGGCGCTCCTGGAAAAGCAGTCCGCCCCAGCACCACGGGCTCTGCCTTGTATTGGCCAGCCCGGTCGGCTTTTTGCGATGGCAGTCAGGCCTTCAGCATCGAAATACTATTCACATGCCTGGGGACAGACGCCCAATACTCCCGCGTATTTGATTTTGGAGCAGCACAGGGCGGCGGCGTCTCAGGTGGCTGGGACATCGAGGCGGCTGCAACTTCCGGGACGTTCAATCTCGTATTTTGGAGTGGAACGACAGCCTTCACGCTTAGTCCCGCGCCGCTCGTCGGCTTAACCATCGGGCAGACATATCATTTCGTGTTCACCTATGCAGGGACAGGAAACCAAGCCACTTATTACGTGAATACTGTCCTCGGGACTGGGACTGCTGGCGCCAACCTGGATGCGACGAGCAGCGCGAACTTCTTTTATTCGACTTATCACACTGCAGGCGACTTATCCGCAACAAGTTGGGCGATCCATTTTGCAAGGTTTTATCAGGGCAGCCAACTCACCTATGGCGAAGTAAAACGGCTTTACGAGCGGCCATTCGAGATGTTCCGGCCGCCGCGGCGAATATGGACCAACACGGTTTCAGGCGGGGGCGGTGTTACGCTTGCCCTGACGGGCGTGCAGGCCACTTCGGCCGCGGGATCGATTGGAACGGGCCAGCTTCTGACCGCTCCCCTGACCGGAACTGCAGCCACGTCCGCAGTCGGCAGCGTTAGCACGGCCCAACTGCTCACCTTGGGGTTAACAGGCGTTTCGACCACTTCTTCGGCCGGCACAGTCGGTGTTATAGCAGGCGGCGATAAGGCATTCGCCTTGACCGGCGTTCAGGCCCAAACCCAGACCGGAAATGTTGGGGTACAGGGCGCCGATTCGACGAGCCAGGGCGGCCATTTCCTGCCCCTTACCGAAAAGCAGCTTCGCAATCTTAAGAAAGAGGAACGTAAGCGGCGCCGGCAGGAAGATGACCGGGAAGCTGCCAAGCTGGCAGATGCCCGCAGCATTGAGGCCGAAATCCGGGAACTGGCTTTCCCCACCCCTGTTAAACCCCAAGAATTCCGTGTAGAAACCGCAACAGACGATGACGAAGACGAGGATCTGGAATTGATCCTGCTTCATTCCTGAGGGGACTAGATGTCGACAGGTAATCTTCTCTCATTTCAGTCCAGCGGAACCCAGACGGCGAGCAAACTGGTCAAGACCGGCTTCGGGATCTGCGGCTATGTCTTCGCCACGGCCTCGACTTCGCTAATCATTCAGGTCTTTGATGGGACGGACCCAACTGGCGCGACGGGCACGAATTTGACCGGCCAGATCACACTGGCAGCTGGAACGCGCTATTCGCTCGATCTCGGGTTTTCAACGGGCTTGGCGATCAATGTCGTAAGCGGCTCGGGCAGTTATTTCGTCGGTTATGTCTGATACATGGCCATAAAAGCCAACATTCAGCGAACTGGATCGTCTCCCCTCCATGCCGATGCGATCTGTGGGGAGATTGCTCCATTTGTGACCGCGGCGGGCTCAAGCCAGGCAACAGCTACCCTCCTTGCTCCTCTTACCCGGCAAATCGTTAACGCCGGCTCTGGCGGCGTCATTCTCAGCCCGGGAATGGGGCGCGGCGATCCGCTGCTTTATGGTGACGAGATCGAAATCACCAACATTACGCTCGCGAGCATTAACGTTTATCCGCCCAACAACACCAGTTTCTATGGATATGCGACGAATGCGCCGTTTGTACTCAATGCGGCTTATTCGGTTTCGGTGGTTCAGGTTACGGCAACGCTCCTGGTTGTACGATATTTTGCTGTGAATTCCGGAGGCGTCGGGCTTGGCACAGTGACCAGTGTCGCCCTGGCCGCGCCGGCCGAGTTCACGGTTTCGGGATCGCCCATCGTCAATTCCGGCACTTTGACGCTTACAAAGGCGAATGAGAACGCCAACACTGTCTGGGCCGGACCAACTACCGGAGCGGCCGCCCAGCCCTCATTCCGATCACTAGTCGCCGCAGATATCCCAAGTCTTTCTTATGCACCGCTGACCTCCGGTTCATCGATCCTTTCCGGCAACGGGGGTGGCGGATTCTCCAATGTCACAGTGGGCTCGGGCCTGACCTTCTCAGGCGGCACGCTATCCGCCGCGGGCAGCGGCGGGACTGTCACCAGCGTCGGGATGACCGTTCCGTCCATTTTGTCGGTATCTGGCTCGCCCATAACTGGCTCGGGCACGCTGGCCGTCACCCTGGCAAATGAATCGGCCAACACCGTCTTTGCCGGCCCGACCAGCGGGGGCGCGGCAACTCCCACGTTCCGCAGCCTGATTGCCACGGATCTGCCCAATACGGCGGTAACGCCTGGAACCTACAACATCAGCACGATTACGGTCGACCAGCAGGGCAGGCTGACCGCGGCTTCGACGGGGGCATTAACTGGCGACGTTACCACTTCGGCATTGGCAGCAACCGTCAAGGCAAACCTCAAGCTCGCCGATCTCTATTACGTAATCGATGGTGGCGGCTCGGCTATCACGACCGGAACCAAGGGTTATCTGGTCGTCGATTTTGCCTGCACCATCACTGGATCGACGCTATTGGCAGACCAATCCGGCTCCATCGTCGTCAATGTCTGGAAATGCACCTATGCGCAGTTTGATGCTGGGGCCACCCATCCAGTCGCGGCCGACAAGATTACCGCTTCAGCCCCCCCGACGATTTCCAGTGCGACAAAGGCCAACGATACCACGCTCTCGGGCTGGACCACGACAGTAAATGCTGGCGATATTCTGGCCTTCAATGTGGACAGCGCAGCAACAATCCAGCGCTGCACTATAGCCCTCCAGGTAACCAAGACATGACCGGCAAAATCACGATCAACGGAAAGGATTATCCGGTTACGGCGAAATTCCAGATGGAAGTGCTGGACAAGCATCCAGATCTGGCCGACCGCGCCCAGGCCGATCTGGAACTTTTGCGCCAGGCATTCATTCGCCTTGCCAACGCGCGTTATAATCTCGACGTTCCTATTCCTGCCGATCTTGCGCCCAATAGCATGTTGACTGCTAAAGAGCAGGATAGGCGCGATTGCATCACGCACGTTTTCGATGTCCATACCGCAGTAAAATTCCTGCAGGGTCGCGATCACACGGACTTCGGATTCACGGGAATAGATCAGGTCCATGGCAACCGGAACCAACTGGAATGCGGGTGCGTCAAGCATTTTGTATTCGATCATCATAAACGGGGCGAAAAAGACATCGTGTTGCATCCCCATACCCATCCCCATGACAGAACCTGCGACAAGCATAAGCAATGACCAATCAACTGCTGATTTCTGCTGGGAACCAGAACGGCATTGGCAGCGGCTTCATGGCTGTGGTGGGCGGAGGCCAGTGGACGGGTTCTCCGTCTTTAGCCCAGCAGATCACCATGAAGATTGGCGCGACATTTTCAAACCAATCAGCGGAATTTATTGGTGGTCTCGTCAACGGAACATTGACGTTCCGCATTAATGCCGTGAACGGAAATCAGGTCTGCGTCGGGCAGACCGGCAGAATCACAGATACAACGCATAGTGATACCGCCGTTGCCGGGAATTTGGTTGATTACACCTACACAACCGGATTTGCGAGCGTCACGCATATCAACGTCCAGATGAATACGGTAACGCCCTATACGCTGCAGGGATCAGGTGCTGGCAGTGGCACACCAAGCATGAATTTCAGTACCACGCCGCGCTATACGACTGCGATGGGCGGCAATGGTGGCGGCTCGCCGCAGTTGTCTCCCAATTTTGCCTGTCAACAGGGAATAGAGCAATCCGGAACTGTATCCCAATTCGCAATTTTCATTACGGGTTCAAGTTCCGGCACGATTACCGTTAATCTCAACAAGAATGGGAGTACCGCCAACAGCACGCTCAGTCCCGGCAGCGGAACAACCGGCTTGGTCGTGGATGTCACGCATACCGATAGCTGCGCCGCGGGCGATCTCCTATGCGTGGCGTTTTCATCGACCAATGCGTCTGGAAATATGAGCAGTTGGACATTTTCATTTGTCGGCGCGACATCGGCGATGGATGGAACTTGCAGTGCGGCTGGAACCAATACTCTTGCCAGTACGCCGGCCTATTTCCCGTTCGGCGGCTCCATGTCCGACACGACTGCTCAAAGTGATGCCCAGGCATATGCGTCCTACGCGCTGACGGCAAAACTTCTGCGCGTAACATGGTCTAATGTCACGACGAGTGCTACCGCTGTTTTTCAGAATGGCGGCGTTGCAGGAAATATGACAGTGAGTTGGTCCGGGACCAGCGGAATCGTGGTTGATTCGACTCATACCGATAGCGTTTCACCGACAAATCTCATTGGCGGTGCAGTTACCTCAGGGAGCAGTATTAATATCAATAGCATAGGATTCGGGCCGGACGATGGCAGCATCTCGGGGGCGCATCCCACGTCACAGGGAGGAATGCACGGGTGAGCCGTTCGAGATTCTGCAAGATTTGCGGCGACTGGCATGACATGAGCGAGCCATGGCCTGTCCAATGCCTGTCCCATTATGGATCCTTTTCCGCAAGTGGCCTTCAGATTATTAAGGATATTGAGCCCTACCAGGCCGTAGGAGGCGATGTGGCGATTGGCGGGAAATTGCCCAAGATTGGGGGAAGGCGTCAGCACCGGGAATATCTGAAGCGCAATGGGTACATCGAAATCGGCAATGAACGGCGACCCCAGCAAGCGGATTATGGGCGAGAGGTCACAGAGCGCGAAGTGCGCCAGGTTTACGAGCGATTGAGGGATTCAAGATGAGCCATGAAGGCGACGCGCCAGAAGCCGAAGTCGATGACATTGCAGGCGATGTCCAGAACGCCTTAAATGAACTTATGGGCGGGGAAGGTGATCCCGAACCTCAGATTGTCCTAGACAGACCGGAACGGCCTCGCGACGAAACCGGCCGCTTTGCCAAATCAGCGGAAGAAAACGCCAAGAACGCCAAGCCGCAACGTGAGACCCTAACGCTCCCGGAGAAAGATGCAGGGGTAAAAGCTGGTGCGCAAATCGGACAAACTACTGCTGAAACACCTGCAGCGGCTTCAGCCCCGGCCATCGATCCACCAAAAGGCTGGACCGGAGAAGCCAAGGCCAAATGGGGTGAACTGCCCGAATGGGCGCAAAAGGAAGCCACGCGCCGCGAAGAAGCCCTGACAAAACAGCTTTTCGCCCATGACGAGGCCCGGGATTTGGGGCGTAAGGTCATGGAGGCATCAACTCCCTATCTTCCCATGATGCGAGCGGAGGGTGCCGATCCTCACAAGGCGTACGAGAACTACTTACAGACCGCATATGTCCTCAGGACGGGCACGCCGGCTCAGAAATCAATGGCCTTGCACGCCATAGCACAACAGTTTAATGTAGATTTGTCCTTAGCCCACCAGCAAGGCGCTTCAGACCCGCGGTACGCTCAATATGAGCAGCAAACCAGGGGTTTGAACGAGCGATTGCAGGGCCTGGAAAATCACCTTCGGAATCAGGAAGACCAGGGCATTCTGGCCCATATCGACAGCTTCTCGTCTCAGCCTGGCCATGAGCACTTCGACAAGGTTCGCTATCATATGGGCGTCCTTCTCGAAAGCGGGCAGGCCCAGGACATCAACGAGGCTTACGAAAAGGCCATCTGGGCTGACCCGGAAATCCGCAACAGTCTGATCGCTGCTCAGTCCAACGCAGCGCAGGAAAAGCGGAATTCGGAGCTAAGGGCTCAAACCGAAAGAGCAAGGAACGCTGCCGTATCTGTTACCGGCGCCCCGGGGTCTTCAAGGCCCCTAAATGGTGCGGGCTCCCACGGCAGCATCGAAGACGACATCCGGGCTGCGCTGGCTGAGATACGAGGCCGCGTCTAGCCCTAGAGAGGGACTAGACCGATGGCCTTGAACAACCCCGTCACCGCCGGCGAAATTGTCGCCACGACGCTCCGGTCGCGCACCGGCAAAGCGGCGGACAACGTCACCAAAAATACCGCCCTGCTCAATCGCCTTCGCAAGAAAGGCAATGTGGATACGGTCGATGGCGGCCGCACCATCATGCAGGAACTTGAGTATGCCGAAAACGGCACCTACAAGCGCTATTCCGGCTATGAGCAGTTGGATATTTCACCGTCCGACGTCTTCACTTACGCCGAATATAATTATGCGCAGGCGGCGGTAGCGGTTTCCATGTCCGGTCTGGAGATGATCCAGAACTCGGGCGAGGCGGCATCGATCAAGCTCTTGGCGGGACGCATCAAGAACGCCGAGCGCACGATGCAGAACAACATTTCTGTGGATATTTACTCGGATGGCACCGCAGACGGCGGGCGCCAGATCGGAGGTCTGCAGGCGCTGGTTGCGGCGGTCAATACCAACACCGTTGGCGGCATCAACGCTTCGACCTATACCTTCTGGCAGAACAAGGTCTACCGCTCGGTAACGGACGGCGGCGCGGCTGCCTCATCCGCCAATATCCTGAGTTACATGAACCGGCTCTGGGTCCAGCTGGTGCGCGGCAACGACAAAGTTGACCTGATCCCGGCCGACAATAATTACTACCGGCTTTACATGGAAAGCCTGCAGTCGATCCAGCGCATTGCTTCTGATGAAATGGCCCAGGCGGGTTTCGAGAGCCTGAAATACATGACTGCCGATGTGGTTCTGGACGGCGGGTTTGGCGGCGGTTGTCCGACGAACACTATGTACATGCTGAACACGAACTATATTTTCTTCCGCCCCGCGGCCTCGAGGAATTTCGTCCCTCTGGGCGATGACCGCTATGCCGTGAATCAGGACGCAATGGTCAAATTGATCGGTTTTGCCGGCAATATGACGACCTCGAATCGCTTCCTGCAGGGCACCCTGAACGGCAACTAGGAGAACCAAACATGGCTATCACGACTTATACCCTCCCGGCTGCCACCACCTGGAAATATGCCAGTAACGTCATTGGCATTCCCGATCTGGCCGGCGTTTATGTGGCGGGCAATATCGGCTCCCCAGGCATTACTCCCCTTCCCGCAACGGTAATCGCAGCCCAGCTAGGCCAGACGGCTGATCTGCTTTCTTATGACGCAACATATGGCGGTTCGGCGAAGGCCATCTTCCTGGCTGTACCGACTTCAACCACGGTAACGCCAGGCTTGGCCTATACCTGGAAGGGCGATGGCACGATTGTGGTTCTATCGACCACGGTTGCGGCCGCTGCTCAGTCGGGTTGCCCGCTGGCATTTGCCATCAATACCGTGGCGTCGAATGCGACTTCGGTCCAGTATACCTGGTTCATGGTCTATGGCCGCGCGGTGGCGCTGAAGGGGGCGACGATCACGGCCCAGCCAAACTCGCCGCTGTTTGTGTCCAATGTCACGGCGGGCAGGGTCAGGACCACGGCATCGGTGCTTAGGACCATCATCGGCATTCGTTCGGCAAACATCGCCACGGCGACCGGATCGGTTATCCCGGTATGGCTCAACTGGCCCAACGTCGGACCGGGTGTGTGATTGTGCTGGACATCGGCTGCGTCTGGGATGGGACGGCCTTTGGTGCCTCAGATGTGGAAATCCTGCGCGATATGGTCGCCAGGAATCTGCCCGAGGGTACCGAAGGCCGATTCATCTGCTTTACGGACGAGCCTGATGACTTAGGCCCATGGATAACCAAGCTGCCTTTGTTGGCTGATCGCGGCGAAACCATCATGTTCCCGCTGGGGTGCTGCATAGTCCGGGGGCTGGATAGCCTCCTGAAATCAGGCAACGTCGAATGCGCTTTTTATAACGGGGAGTTCCCGAAAACTGCCCAAGTGGTTGTTTTTGCGGACGATAATCCGGGGAAAATCCCCGGCTGGCCACAACAGGTCTACAAGATCGGGGGTGGCACGGCGGCAGAGATGTCCTTCATACCCGCAGTTCCCCTTGAAAACCTGAGCGCGAACATCCGCCATGCGCTGGGTCTCAATTGCCGTTGGTTTGAGCCTGTAGAACCCCACGATGGCATTCTGGTTATCTGCGGTGGAGCGCCGAGCCTAGCCGAGGATTTGCCCGTCATCTCGCTTCTAAGCCGGGAAGCGACGGTCTGGGCAATCAACGGGGTGGCGGATTATCTGTTCCGGGAGGGAATCACCCCGGACGGCCATGTAATGCTAGACGCACTTCCCGAATGCTTGCGATTCGTTTCGCCGCATATCCGCATGACCCGGTATTACGCGTCACAGGTTAATCCATCCGTTCTGGACGCCGCTGGATCGAGCCTGGTCTGCTGGCACGCAGGCGGGGAAGGGATGAAGGCGATCAAGGACGTTAACTTTCGCAACATCGTGGGAGGGGGATCAACCGCGGCCTCCCGCGCCATGGTTCTGGGCCACGGTCTTGGATACCGGAAATTCCATCTGTTCGGGCTTGATTCGTCCTATGAGAACCGGGTTCATGCCTACGAGCAGCGCGGCTATGAAAAGACGGTGGATGCGGCCTATGAAGGCCGCACCTTCAGGACTTCCCCCCAATTGCTTGGCCAGGCGGATGATTTTAAGATCATGCTGCCCGATTTCATAAATGCCGGCTGTGAGGTCGTGGTTCACGGCGACGGATTGCTCAAGGCAATCGCAAGCCAAATGACGGCGTAGGAGACTAAATGGTTTTCGACCAGACATTCGACGCAGACGGCGCAGCCAAGATTGGGCAGTTTTCGGGGCATACGGCCTTTGTCAGCCATGGTTCGGATCGTGGACTTGCGGCGGAATTCTTCATTGTCGACGAATACCAGCCGTTTCAGAGCGCCCTGGAAGGCCGCGCAATCTATAAGCAGATCGAAATGATCCGGATGAGCGTCCCGGGTGGTAAGACTGACATTATCAAACAAGTCACGTTCCAGGATTCCCCGGATGGGCCGGCCCATGTCAACCGTTTTCCCGAACAATATCGCCGCTTCAAAGCCCAGCAGGAACAGGTTCCAAACGGGACGCCGCTGGAAATGTGCAAGTTCATCGCCTCGCACAGAGTCAAGGAACTAAAGGCCCAGAACGTCCATACTGCAGAACAGTATTCGACGCTTCCGGACAGTATCGTCCAGACCTTGGGAATGGGCGCATTCAAGGAACGCGAGCTTTGCGTGACTTATCTGGGAAATGACGATGAGAAGACCAAGCGCGTCTCGCGCGCGCTGGCCGAAAACGACGCCCTAAGAGGCGAACTTGAGGCCATGAAGCAGCAGATGGCGGACCTTAATCGCGCCATGGGCGAGAAGATGGCGGCCCGCGGCCAGATCACGCAACAGACGTTGGCCGAGAATTTCCCAGATCCACTTCCGGGTGAGATATTCGAGGAAGCGCCACTTCCAACTGTCAAACGCGGCCCCGGCCGCCCCAGAAAGGACGAAGCAGCATGACACGGGCAGCTAATCTTGTTGGGGTAGGCATTGCGGGCAATGCCGTCCAGTACATCACGGGCGTTGTCGCCAATAATCTGACTGCGACAGGCTCTAGCAGCCAGACGAATTCATTCGGTGTAACGGCCGATATAAGCGTCTTCACCACTGCGCCCGGTAACAGCGGCGCCAGGCTTCCGAGCGGCACAAACCCTGGAGACATCTTCACCATCGCCAATTGGGACAACAATACGATGCTGATTTATCCTCCGGTCGGCGGGACATGCAACAACGGCTCGCTGAATGCCAGTGTCAGTCTCAACACCAAGAAGGCAGCCGATTGCGTCAGCATCGATGGACTGAATTATATTGTGATGGCGGGCGCATGAATGTCGCTGCTTTCCACGATCCAGGATTGCTGCAATGAACTGAGCCTATCGGCGCCGATTTCGGTGATAGGCAATAATGACCCCCAAGTCGCCCAACTCCTGGCCCTCGCCAATCTGGAGGGCCAGACCTTTTCTCAGCTTCAAGGCCAATGGGGCGGATGGCCTGAGTTAAACACCACTTATACGTTCAATTTGCTGCCTGTTGGTCCTTTCACTGGGACCACGACGGCGGGATCTCCGGTCATCACGGCCATGTCGTCGACGGTCGGCATCTTGCCTGGATACGGAGTGGCCGGAGGCGGAGTCTATCAATCTGCAACGGTACTTTCGACCACAATTGATTCCGTCACCATGTCGGCGGTGGCGTCATCGAGCAATTCAAACGCATCCTATCAATTCGGGCAAATCCTTTATCCGTTGCCGGGAGATATTCGATCCTTCATCAATGCAACTTATTGGGATCGAAACTTCCGCTGGCCGATGTTGGGACCGCTTTCTCCCCAGGAATGGGAAGTCATCGTCTCGGGGATTTCGCCGGTTGGGCCTCGGATACGGTTTCGGGTGGTGCAGAACCAGATGCAGATTCAGCCACTTCCTGGCGCGAACCAGACTGACCAGATCGCCTATGAATATGTCTCGAATGCCTGGTGTACGGATTTAAATGGGGTGGCGCGTTCGGCTGTCGGCGGTGTGTGTAGGTTTGCCGCCGACACGGACCTTTATCGATGGCCGGAAAACACCCTCAGATTGGGCATCAAATGGCGGTTTCTGAGGGCCAAGGGATTCGACTATGCCGAAGAATTGCAGCAATGGAAGGAAGCCAGGGACTTCCAGCTTGCGACCAGTGGGGCTGCACGCAATCTTCGGATGAATGCGGTGGCCACGGGCTTGCACTTCCTGAATTACGACAACATCCCCGATACCGGCTATGGCGGGTTGAACAGCTAGAATGGCACAGCGCGGTTCGGCCATCGGCAGGACGCAATCGGTGCCTGCGCCGATTGGTGGCCTGAACGCTGTCGATTCCGTGGCGGGAATGCCCCCGACGGACGCGCTGGTTCTGGATAATTTCTTTCCCCAGCCGACCTTTGTCCAGCTTCGGAATGGCGCCACAGCTTACACAACCGGCCTTCCGTCTTGGGTGGAAAGTTTCATCCCCTATGATGACAAGAGTGGGGTTGAACATCTATTCGCGGTCTCGAATACGGCAGTCTATGACTGCACATCTTCAGGAGCCGTGGGGGCCGCAGTTGTAACCGGCCTAACCAACGCACGCTGGGAATCGACCAATATCGGAACTGCGGGCGGGCAGTTTCTCTATGCCTGCAATGGGGTAGACAAGCCGCTCTATTACGATGGTGCGACATGGGTGAAGGTAGATGGCGCGTCCAGTCCAGCAATAACGGGCGTTACGACCACCAATCTGTTCTGCCCCAAACTCTGGAAAAATCGCCTTTGGTTCTGTGAAGTCGGGACGACCAAGGCTTGGTATCTTGGAACGCAATCTGTTGGGGGCGCCGCAACCGCCCTGGACGTAAGCACCCAATTCCCGCGCGGCGGATTTCTGGCTGCGATCCTGACCTTCTCGCTGTCCAGCGCGACAAGTTTTGATGATTACATCGGCTTCCTGAGTTCGGAAGGGGACTTGGCCGTCTATCAAGGCTCAGACCCCGCATCATCGACCACCTTTGCCATTGTCGGACAATATCGGCTTGGCAAGCCGGTCGGGCGCAGATGCTGGTTCAAGTATGGTGCCGATGCCATCATTATATGCTCGGATGGGCTTGTTTCGGTCGCAAGGGTGATTTCGGTCGGTATCCAGCAAGCCAAGGATGCACTCAGTTACAAGATTCAGCAGCTTGTGAACAATGACGTGGCAGCCTCATCCGGCAATTATGGCTGGATGGGCGTTGTTTACCCGTTCGGCAACAAGATCATCGTCAACGTCCCAGAGACCACGAACAGCCGATACCATCAATATGTTCAGAGTACGATTTCTGGGGCATGGTGTACCTATGGGCTTTTGCAATCGCCCTGGAACGCGGCCTGCTTCGTGGTCAGCGGCGATAAGCTATTTTATGGCGGCAATGGCGCTACCTATCAGGCCGACGTAGGTCGCAGTGATAACGGCTCCCAGATCTTCGGTAGCATGGAGCCGGCGTTCAATTACTTCGGGACGGACCGGAACAAGCGGTTCACCATGCTTCGCCCGATCATGCTGACGGACGGGGCGATTACGCCGGCACTTGGGATAAGCCTGGATTTCCAGACGGTCTTGCCTTCCGGGATGCCGACTTTTTCCAGCCCGGGTGGCGCGATCTGGGGGACATCCTTATGGGGCGTTGGGCTTTGGTCTTCGGGGCTGACCGTCCAGAAGGAATGGCAAACGGTCTACGGGATAGGCTTCTCCGCAGCTCTTTATATGCAGATCGCAACCACCGGCTCTCAAGTCCAGGTTTTATCCTTTGACTGGGTTATGAGCGACGGGGGCACGCTATAGCCTGGCGCATCATCGGGGACCAAAGGGCTCGGGGGCTGGACTGGGCTGTTCCGCGCCTGAATGCTGGGCCGGGTCATTGGGAAACCGCCAGTTGCCTGATCCTTGAAAAGGACTTGGAAATTACGGCTGTAACTGTGTATAACCACTATTACCCGGAAGCCAGCGTGGAAATGTCCATTGCGGCAGCGGAAGGGAGGCGGTGGCTAACACGCTCCTTTCTGGCCGAATCGTTCCGGATTCCCTTCATTCAATGGAACATGCGGCGGGTAGGAGTAAGTATCGCCGCTGATAATGCGCCATCGATCCGATTCGCCGCCCATCTGGGGTTCATTCCCGAGGGCCGGATCCGGGAAGGCCATTCGGTCGGCGTCGATCTCCTGTTACTGGGAATGCTCAAGAGGGAATGCAAATGGATAGGCCAAACTAATGGGAAAGCCCTCCGCGCCCGCTGCGCCTGATCCAACTGTTACCGCCCAAGCCCAGACGGCCAGTAACATTGACACGGCCAAGGCCAATGCGACTCTTAACCGGATCAATCAGTACACGCCTTATGGCTCGTCCACCTATGACATCACGGGTTATGATTCGAGCGGGATTCCGCGGTATTCGCAGACCACATCTCTCAGTCCGGTCGAACAAGGATTGCTCAATACCTATCAAGCCGGCCAGCAGAATCTGGGCAATATCGCGCTAGGAATGCAGGGCCAAGTTGCCAATTCTTATCAGAACCCGATTGACACTTCCCAACTTCCCGGCGTTGCGTCCAAGGTCAATCTTGGCGATACCTCATCACAGATCCAACAGGCGCAGGACGCGGCCTACAAGGGCCAGACCCAATATCTCGACCCGCAATATGCGCGAGCGCAGGAACAACTTCAAAATCAACTGAGCAACCAGGGCATTCCGCAAGGCTCCGAGGCCTGGAATAATGCCATGAACCAGTTCAACGAGCAGAAGCAGGCGGCATATGGCAATGCCGGATTGCAAGCTGTGCAGGCCGGAAATCAGGAACAGAACACGCTATTCGGCCAGGGGCTATCCAGCGCCGATCTGCAAAATCAGGCGCAAGCCCAAGGAATGCAGCAGTTATTTGCTCTCCGAAACCAACCTTTGAACGAGTACAACTCTTTGATCTCTGGGGCGCAGGTCCAAAATCCTTCCTTCAGTGCGACGCCAGTTGCCAACCAGGCGAACACGGATATTGCTGGAATTACCAACCAGGGCTACCAGAACCAGCTTGCACAATATAACGCGCAGACACAGGCAATGAACAACCTCTTTAGCCTCGGTGGCAATCTCGGCGCCGCGGCTATCTTGGCGGCGTGACATGGCGGGATATTTCTACAGCGACGGCAGCCAACCAGACTCCAAGACTTTGATGGCGCAAGCGCTGATGGGCAATAACAATGGCCCGTTCAGCGGCATCGGCAATGCGCTGATCCTGAAAGCGCTTCAACAGAAACAAGCATTCAATAACTACCAGAACACGCCTGCACCCTCGGCCAATACGACCTATCAGGGAATGTCCGGCCCGGTTTCCACGACGATCAATTCCGGCCAGTTGCCCTATATGGGGCCGCGGGGATTGTCCGGGCTATTCAGTTTCGGGGGCGGCTGATGAGCAGCGCCGGCATGAATCCTTTTGCCTACTATGACCCGCAGGATTACGCGGCCCAACTGGCGATACAGCGACAGCAGGCCCTCGGACAACAGCTCATGCAGCAGCCGATGGGAACGGGTGGTTATGCCGGATTAGCCGAAGCGGGAAATCGCCTGCTCGGGGCATTTCTTTCACGCCGCGCGGATCAGAAACTTGCCGACTATTATAACCAACCAGACGCGCAAACCGGACAGCAGGCCGCAAGAACGCCGCCGCAGGCATCCCCGCCAACTTATTCTAATGCCAATGTGGACGAGGAAGGCAATCCGATTCCGCAGCATCAGTTCGCACCGCCTCCGGCTCCGTCCGTACAACAGCCACAACAGATGGATGAGAAACCGTCCGACTATTATAGCCTGCCTCCGAGGTTCCAACGGCTTTATGACCGGCTTCCGCATATTCCTGGGATGCTTGCGGCGCAAGCGGTTGGGTATTTCACGACCAACCCCACCGGCTATCAGGCCGAATGGGCAAAGCAATTCGAGGCAACGCCGGAGCAGAAGAACGCCGCATTCGCGATGCCGGGGGATGTTGGCAGCCAAAGAACTACGGTAGGAGGCATTCTAAACAAAGCCGGGACCATCACTGGGCGTGCTGGTAATGTCCTTATCGGGCCGGATGGCAAGACAACATATGTTCCTCCGCAAGCGCCTCCTGGTTATCGCTATATCCAAGGCCAAGACGGGCAACCTTATTTGGTACAGATCGCGGGTGGCCCAGCGGGAGTGGCGGGATCCGCGGCCGCTCAGGGTTATGGCAAAGCGTCCGTGACGCCCGCAATAGGTTATGATGCCAATAACCAGCCTGTGGCGACTAATCAGGCTGCGATGCTTGGCAGTCCTCAAATTCCGGGCGTTACCCTTCCGCAGCCGGGCGCTGGCCAGCCGCAATATGCCGTTCCTGGCGGTCCCAACATAAACGCCAACAATCCGCTCAATATGCAGCCGGGAGGGCAAGAAGCCCGCTATGCCACGCCGACGGCTGGGTTCGGTACGGCTTGGGATAACCTGACCAACTATGCCAACAAAGGCATCAATACCGTCAGCGGAATAGTTCGCGCATGGGCTGGGCCAAATGCACCTCCGGAATACGCGGCAAGCGTGGCAAAATCCTTGGGCGTTGATCCCAACCAGCCGCTTAACCTGCGCGATCCAAATGTCAAAGGGCTCCTGATCGATGCCATGCGTCCGAACGAGACGGGCAATCGCTACGGATCGCAGATTCAATCAACGCCGATGCTTCCAGAACTCCCGGCCGGGCAGGCTTCCTATATGCAAGGGCAGGCCAAGGACGCGGCGGACCGGCATGACGCCACTGTCCAGGCCGCATCAGAATCGCCAATGCGAATCAATGTCCTCGATAACATTATCGGGCTTTCGGGAAGTGGCGTTGCAACCGGCCCAGGTCAGGAATGGCAGAATTCAGTTCTGGGATATGCGTCTAATCTTCCCGGCCTTTCGCCGTTTATGGCAAAGGCAAAGGATAATGTTGCCAAGTTTCAGGAATTGCAGAAATTCACCTACCAGAATGCAATTCGTTCATGGCAGGCGGCGGGGGGGACTGGCACCGATGCCCAAATGGAATCCATGGCTCATGCCAATCCGAATGATAAGCTGTTCCCGGCTGCCCTTCAACAGATCGCCAAATGGGGCAAGGCGGCTGAATTGGCTGTGCAAGGAAAGGCGAACGCCCAGGATCAGTTCCTTGCCCAGAACGGCCAGACGCCAGCTAATCAGATCAAATTCGAGTCGTTGTGGCGCAATAATTTTGATCCGAAGGTCTTTCAATATTCCCTCATGTCGCCGCAGGAAAAACTTAACTTTGCCCATACCCAGCTAAAGACGCCGCAGGCTGCCAAGGCATTTCTCGCAAAACAGCAGGCGCTTAAGGCGATGGGGGCTATTCAGTGAGTGGAGAGGGCCAGCCGCTCGATCCGGTCTCTGCATTGGCGCAAGCCCAAGGCTCGGGAATGCCCGATCCTGTGGCCGCGCTCGCCGCTGGCCAATTGCCGCCTCCTGCGCCCGAAACAGCAATTACGCCAAACAATTCCGCCGATTGGCGCCAGCAATTACTCGCCAGCCCAGTCGGGCGTCTTGAGCATGGCGTGATGGACACCGTCTACGGCGGATTGCAACTTGGCGGCCATATCGGCAGCGGGTTAGCGTCTGCTGGCGGTCTCGCACCCAATCCTGTCAGCCGATACATCGATCAGGCAACTGCGGATATGGACGCACGGCGCAAATTGCAGGACGCCACACAAGAGCAAGCGGTTCGCGCGACCGGGGGCGACCCGGAGGGTTTCGATGCGGGGCGCCTGATTGGAAACGTGGTTTCTCCGACGAACTATTTCGGCGGCGAGATTGGGCTTGGTTCGACCATCACCAATGCATTTCCCCGCGCGGCAGCCTTGGGGCGCGCGCTGCTTCAGAGCGGATATTATGGCGCACAGCAGCCAGTCGATGACAATGGGAATTTCGCGGCTGAGAAGATTAAGCAGGGCGAGGAAAGTGTTGGCCTTGGGGGGTTGCTACACGGTGCTGGGACGATTGCCGGAAAAGTTATTTCTCCGCAGTTGCGTGATAAGGTTGCGCTATTGCTCAAGGAAGACGTTCCGCTTACGGCTGGGCAAATCTTGGGTGGAACCGTCCAGAGTCTTGAGAATGCAGGAACATCTATCCCCGGGATCAAGGAAATCATCGGCAATCGCTATCGTGATTCATTAGTTGGTTTACAGCGCGCGTCTCTCAATCGATCGCTTGCGCCTATTGGCGAGAAACTTCCCGCAGGGCTAGAAGGGAACGACGCAGTTGCCCATACCGATAGGGCGCTTGGAGATGCTTACAACGATGTTCTGTCCCGAATGAGCGGAACCGCGGACCCGACATTGGTTAGAGATATAACCCAGATCAACAAGGACGCGCCGTCATATGGCGTGACCGGAAATAATGCGACCAAGCTCTATGATATTTTAAAGAACCAGATCTTCGCCAAGGCTGGCCGAGGCGCAACTTATACCGGCGATACAATCAAGGATATTCAGTCAAACCTTCGTCATCAGGCACAGATCCATGCGAAAAGTCAGAATCCCGATGACAAGAATCTGGCTGACGCTCTTTTTGACGCGAAGGATGCGTTTGACGATTTCCTGGCCCGTCAGAATCCCAACGAGGCGCCCCGCCTTGCCAAGATAAACGAGGGATGGGCGAATTTTGCAAGGCCACAGCAGGCGGCAGAGCGGAATATGGCCGAGGGCATCCCGACGCCGACACAATATGGAATGGCGGTCAGGGCTGGCGGGACGCGCGGCCAGAACGCCCGGGCCGATGCTTTGCAGCAGGATTTGTCGTCGGCCGGGCTAACTGTTCTGCCGTCCAAGCTGCCAGACAGCGGGACGCCGTTCCGGCACCTTGTCCAAGCTGGGCTTGGCTTGGCCGGCGCGGGCCTCGGCGGCGAGCATTTGGGAATTCCCGGCACCGAAGGCGCGGCCATAGGCGCGGCCGCTCTGGGCGGGTTGGCTGCCTTGGGTGGCACAAGGATGGGGCAGGCTCTTATTCGTCACGCCATTGCGACGAGCACAGCTAATGCTCCTGCGGTCGCTGCGGGCGTCCAGTCAATGGCGCCAAGGCTCACGCCTGCGCTGCTCGCGGCGATGCTGAAGAACCCTGGCAACAATGCCCCAGAATAGGAACGCCAGAGGGATTGCCAGGAAATGCCGCAGCGCATCATTCGTCATGCATATAAATTACAGTTTCTGAGGGGTTAAATCAATGAGTTCCTTTAGGCCGCGATTTTCCGCGTTTAAGGGCCGATATGTAGCCATAGGTTACGCCAAATTTTGCAGCAAGCGCGCGGCATGTGGATTTGCTGTTGCGAATTTCTTCGATCTGCTCAGCAGACAGTTTGCCGTTCCAGTGATCCAAGCCGTAATTATGGCGGCGTTTTTTAGCCGTGTCCGAGTTATTGTCGGCCCTTGTTCCAACGCTCAAATGATCCGGATTTACGCATGGAGGATTATCGCAGGAGTGCATGATAATCATTCCATCCGGAATCGGACCTTTAAAAACCTCGTATGCGTGCCGATGCGCACGCACCTGTATCTCCCCAGGCAGCAGAAAAATGCCGTAACCTGCGGTGTTTCTTTTCCCCGTCCATATCCAACAACTTTCAGTTTTCTTGTATCGTTGGTGAAAAGCTTCCTCGCAAGTATTGAGGCGAAAGTTATCAAGAGTTCCCTTTTGGTATGCGCCGGAATAGTGATTCCGGCAGAGCGATCGCGCGATTGCCGTCTTTCCACAAAGAATACAATTCTTTCCTTTAACCCGGTACGTCATAGGCTCTCCGCAAATTTGGTTGTCCTATGAGTGTATACATAACCATGGTGTAGGCAATGTCAAGCTTCAATGGCACAGGCACATTTCAGATTAGCGGAACCGGCCTTCCTTTCGTGGCAGGCACTACGATCTCCGAGACAGTCGCCAACCAGCTAAATACGGATTTGGCCGCCGGACTCACCAATTGCATCTGCAAGGATGGGCAGCAGGTTGCGACTGCTCAGATTCCGTTCGTACTTGGCGCAACCTTTGGTGGAACGTCTGCCTTTACTTCAGCCGGCAAGCTTGCAGTCGGTTCGGCTGGACCCGTCTCCACTGAAATCGCGTTCTTCAATGGCGCGATTCGGATCGCAGCAAACACATCCATCACCATGACCGGCTTCGGAAACACAACAACGATTTCCTATAACGGAAGTGTCAGCACTAACGATGGAAACGGTATCCAGATTGTGTGTGTATCTGGCGGGGTCGTCCTTAATAATGGTGCAACCTCCTGGGCGGCGATTTCAGATGAGCGACTTAAAACTGACCTTGTGCCGATAGACCATGGAACAGATAAACTTGCCAGTCTCAGAGCTTGCACTGGCCGCTATATGACCGATAGGGAATCGGTGGTTCGGGCGTTCCTGATCGCCCAGGACGTGCAGAAAGTCCTTCCCGAAGCCGTGACCGCGAAAGACGGCGTTCTCCATCTGGCCTACACGGACGTGATTCCGTTGCTCGTCGCCGCGGTCAAAGAGCTAACGGCGCGGGTTAAGGCGCTGGAAGCCAAGTGAGCTGGATACTCGATACGGCCGCGCGGACTTTATGGCAGGAGGCCCGTGGTGAGCCACAGGAAGGACGCCAGGCGGTCGCCCATGTCATGTGGAATCGTGTCAGATTGGGACAATGGGGACCGAATTTGGCCACAGTTTGCCTATGGAGAAGTCAGTTTTCGGGGTGGCTTTCAGCTGACCCAAACTTCCGGGAGGCCTGCATTCTTTCGGACCTTGATCCGATGTTGCAGGAGTTGAAAGCCGTTCTGATTAACGCTCAGGCCGAGGCTGATCCGACCAATGGGGCTACCCATTATTACGCCGCCAGCATGAACCCGCCCCCAGACTGGGCTGCGACCATGACATTCGTCGGTCAGTTTGGTAATCAGAAATTTTACAGAAAAGGGGCGGCGTTGGTTGCATGAATGCGGAAATCAAAGGGGGGCTGAGCCTCGCCAGCATGTTAGCGTTCACGCCTTTCGGGCTCTCCCTTGAAACCATATTCATGGCGACGGGTTTTACCATGCTGGGAGCCTTGGCCAGAATTGGCTTTGAGATAGCCGCCGAAATCGACAAGCCTCAAGGCATTCGGTGGGGCCGCATTTTTGCCTTGTTGGCGGCTAGTATGATAAGTGCAGCGACGATCTCAGTTCTCGTATTGGTTGCAATGAAGCTTATGTCGGTTCCGTCCGAAACCATCCTTGTCTTTATGCTCATCGCCTTCGGATATGTGGGACCAACCGGAATTCCATGGTTATTCACGACGCTAGGGGGAATCGTGTCGCGTGCTACCGGGCTGAGGTTCCCAGCCTTTAACATCCCGCCAGAGGAGGGCGGCCCGGTCGATGGAGGCGCAGATAAATAAACGGGTCGAGGAAGCCATCGCGGTCTGCGCCCGGTATATCATTGTATTCGGGATAGGCTGGGCGGCATCGACCAGCTATTACAAAGTGGAACATCTCTGGGTCCAAAAGGACGCTCTGACGGTCCAGGCCCACTGTGAACATAAACGCGCCCAAGTCGCGGTTGCGAGCGCGGAGAGTTCCCAACCGTTGCCCCAATATGTTACACAAGATTGCCCGCATCCTAAATGAGGTGATTCGTGCAATTACAGGTTTTTGTTCTAGCAGCGGCCATCTTGATCTCGACGCCATCGTGTGGGCCATTGGGAACGGCAGTAACTGGGACCGTCACCCAGGCCGCACCTGATGCTATGGCGGCCGCGAAAAAGGGCCTGATCGCCGCCCACGGCCTCCATGAAGCGGCGGCAGATGGCCTGGCCGCGGCAGCGAATGCCAACATCTGCAAGGCTCAATGTGCCGTACAGGCCAAGGCCTATCTGGACCAATCCGAGGCGCTTCTGAAGGCTGCCGACAATCTTGTGGCCCTGGGGGACGCGCCTGGCATCAACGCCAAGATCGCGGGCGCTTCTGCGCTGATTTCTCAGGTTAACGGTCTTTTGGCGGGAGGGCACTGATGCCGGCAATCGTGACAGCAATTCTCTCGCTTCTGGCCCAGGCGCCCCAGGCCATTGCCGAGATCATATCGGTCTATAATTCAGTCAGGGGCGGGCTCTCCGCGACCGACCAAGCCACAATCGATAGTGTCTTGGCAGCCGCAGAGGTCAGCGATGCCGCTGCTACTGCCCTGGCTGATACCGCCTTGACTGCTGCTGCGGGGCGTCCTTAAGACCTTGTCCAGATCGCCGTTATAGACGCTGCGGTAGTCCTCTTGGATCTTCTCGGCTTTCTTGACCAATTCCAAGACGGCCTCCATATCTTCCATGGCCCCGATTGCCCGCTGCAATGACGTTTGCAGCGCAGTAATTTCGGCCATGAACCCTTTCCCAGCATCGGCCGCAACCTCATAGGTCGAGAATCTCAACCCGCATTTATTGCAGCCGCGCCGTCGTCTCCATCCGGCCGGCGAGACCCGCGAATCGATACACCACGCCGGACTGCCGCAGGATGGACATGGGAATCCGGTCGCCTTGGGGCGACGCATTCTTTCTGCGACTTTCATTGAAGCCTCTACGTAATTGTCAGATCGCCAGATACGGCTTTCTTCTTCTTCGGCTTTTTGCCGAAGACTATGTTTATGACAATGCGGATGTACCTCATACCATCAAGTGATGGTAAGATCGCCGGTCACAGCTTTGGGCGCAGCCGCGGCGACGATGTTAACGGTGATGGGCGTCAGGGTAACATGACTGCCGTCCGGATAAACAAGCGTGCCGGTAAATGTCAGAGAGCCTAGCGTCGCGCCGACCGTAAAAGGCTGGCTACCATCGGCGTTCTGAGCGCCCATTGTGACTAGCGAAGCATCGGAAGGCGTGTAAGTGTAAACCATCGATGCAGGCAGGTTGGTGACGGCATTGCCCTGTGCATCCTTGAGATTGGTAACGCTGATCGTATGAACTGAGCCGGTAACAAGATCCATGGAAGTTCCTCCTGAGGGTTGACGGATTGAAGTGGGGACAACAGAAACATCGGATGTAATAGCGTGACGGGCTTCCTGGCTGCTATTCTTAATCATTGTGTTCACAGTCACAAAGCACTGATCGAGATTCGGAAATGCTGCGCGGATCGCACAAATGCCAAGATTATCGATGTGTTGAGCAGCGGCGATAACAGCGCTGGTGGTTTGGAGATATTCTGGGGTGCCCAGTGGAATGCCGCCATTAAATGGATCAGCAGCGAGGGCGGCCCTCTGTTCGGGTGTCGGCGGTGTCCCGCCCTGCGGATTCTGTTGCAAGGCATTGAACGCTGCCGCCCAGCTTGGCTGCGTGCCATCCAGATAATAAGCGGCCCAAGCAGGAGGATAACCGTTCGTGCCAATAAGTCGATCAATGGCATTCTGCAAGAGCCATAGAAAGAACGGCTGCCAGTCTGAATGTCCGGTCAGCACGCCAAAAGCCACGGCTAGCAGCATGTAATCGCATTGCCAGGGGGCAAAGGTTCCAGCTGGCACGAAGGTATGAAAGATCTGTTGGGCCGGATCGGACATGATCGGGCTGTAATAAGCCAGGGTATTGTCCAGCAAAGTCTTGAAATAGCTGGACGGCTTGTAGGGCGTCCCAGGACCAGTTGCTATGCCGGCGGATTCGGCATCCCTGGTGGCGATATGGGCCATGAATAGGGTTCGCACCGCCCATGCCAGGCCACGGTATTCGCCATAGGGAATAGGTTTTCCATGGGCGCTGCTTAGTGTGGCATCGCCTATCAGGACAAAGTTCGCCGCGTATTGCAGATCCTCGAGGAAGCCGAGATCGCCCGTGAATTCATGGGCGACATAGCTCATCTCCGTCAAATGCGCCTGCTGGGGTTGCCAGCCTCCACCATACATCGAGTATCCGCCCTGGCTCGGGAATGGCGGCCCTTTGCATAGCCAAGGTGCGCCCTGACGGCCGGGAATATCGTAGGCGTTGGCGCCCGGATATTGGATCAGATCTATCGGCTGGTCCGTGGATTGATCCCGAAAATGAAACGGGCAACTTTCAGCCGATAAAGCCGCATCGATCATGCTGCCCGGATCGCCTCCTAACATGGCATACGCGCTGGCGTCCGTGGTCAACCCAATATCGGGGCGTTCTCCCGTCGTGGGCATGTAGATCGTGAGCCAGCTTGTCGCCATTGGCTGGTTATAAAGAATGCGCGGCGGCTGCGAGGGGATCGGAACAGGGCTTGCGCCATAAGGAAACATGCGGCGAGCATCGACTAATTGGCGGGGAGATTTGTTGATCCTGATCGGGCCATTGCGGTTACACCAGCGTGCATTCCACCAGTGACAGGCCGCGCTAGTGCCATTATAGTTATATGGCCCAAGATTTTGGGCAAGATTTGGATCGCCGTCATTAGGTGGCGCCGGATTGAGCAGACCAAGATGGCAGACCGTACCGTAGGAACGGCTGAGAACGAGAAAGTTGGGATCATCTGTTACTGGGCTCGGCGCCGAAGTGATGGGGCTATCGCCAATTACAGGATCACCAGCAGCCATATCGAAAGCCTTTATGAGCTATTAACCAAGACATCGCGGTTTCGTTACAAACGCATTAAGACAAACAAAAGATTAACAAGCCAGTTCGGCAGCCAGGCCCGCATCGGGAGGGATGGAACAAGCTCAGCCCGGCCCGCCCACTCTGGAGAATATCGCTGTTGCTCTCTCGCGTATCTCATCGCATTTCTCCTATCCCCCAGATGCAGCCGAAGACTTGGCCCCGCTTGAAAGAGTGGGGCCATTTGTTTAATGGCGGCTACCATTTGGACCTACCAATCTGATAGTCATTTTGGTATGTTTACAGCGATACGGCGCGCATCCCGATCCTCAGCACATGGACCGCCGCGCATCTCACATTCGAGTTGTGCCTGTCGCTTGTCCATAATCCTCTCCTCTCTAATCCCGCATAACTGTCTGGGGCTAATATTCGACACTCAGTTGAACGTCGCCGTGCTTGTCGATAGCATCCAGAAGCTCTTGGGCGCCCTCAACACCGCCGTCAATGAGGCCGCGCAGATAGTCTCTGTGACCTTCGCCCATGACCACATTCGGATCGCCGCCATACCGCTTTTGCAGCGCCCACTTAAGTGCGCGGGGCAGGCTTCGCTTCTTCCTCTCGGCGGGTTCCCAAACCAACGATCCGCTCATCATTCCTCCAAATCCATCTGGGGCTGCGTGCAGCGAACGGGATCACGCCCGTTAGCCTTGTGCCAAAACAGCTTTTCGGCCTTGAATGGTTTAAGGCCAATATCGCAGAATACGCAGCCGCAGGAGCCGTTGATTTCCTCCCACACCAGTTCTTGGGCGCGAAGCATCGCGGCAATGCCAACACGCTGGATGCGCTCATCAGAGCAAATCAGGCCTGGAGCGCGAACGGCTTCCTTGCGCCATTCCTCATCCCAAATCGTGCGAAGATCGTACATAGCGCCTCCAAATCCATCTGGGGCTAAGGGTGGGGGTAAAGAACTGGATCGCCTGTGGCCATTTAGGGTTCCATTCCTAATGTTGTGATGCGGGCCGGTCTTGCACCGTGCCAAGGCACCCGTCTCCGTTCGCACTTACCGTTCTCCCGCTCGGAACGGGCTCTACCCCGTTTTCAACCTTTGGGCGGTCGCGCACCGTACTGTGGTTTTTCCCTCTGGGTTCGTGCCCACGCATTTCGATTGCTTCAAAATCTAATGGTTGGTGTGACAGTCCGGCTTGCCGCAATCGGGACACTCAATAAATGGCGCGCTTGTGCCGGCGCAGTCACCATTACAAACTGGGCAACCGGCATTATCAGGCTCGCGATATTTTATCTGGTCTGACAACCAATTCGGGGCATCAGTAACCTGGTCATCAATATTAGCATCTGCCCACTCCCATGCGGCTTCCTCTGTGGCGAAATCCTCATCCACGGTCTTACCAGCGTGGAAAATTACAAAGCCAGATGTTTGGAGTTGAATAACTTTCACGATTAAGCCCTCGCTAATTGTGGTTGCGGTAGTAATTGAAAACGACAGGCCCAAGGTGCAGCGTCCACACGACGCCGCCGTAACCCTTCCAGCGGGCCACACCCAGCAGCCATTGGTTCAAGAGAAGTTGAACGTCAAACTGCCACAGGTTTTCGAGGTTCCACGGCTCGCTTGCGCCGTTGTCCTCAGACACTTTGTAAAGCTGCAATGGACCCTCGTCAGGTTTGGGGTTGAGTAATGGCGGCATTCCAGCCGGACGCGAACCAGAGCCATGCCTGGATGAGCGGGCCTTGGCCATATTGCCGCCCGTTCATTTCAAGGCCAAACGATCCGCGCTGCCGCGACGACGCCTCTTGCCAGGACTTCACGTCCTTGAGCTTCTCGCACATTTCTTCAACGGTCATATTTGCTCCAATCGCTATATTTGCTGCACAGCAAATTTGGCTCCTTATCTGTCGTGATGACCAGCGGCTTCGGCCAGTCGTGCAAGCTGTTGCCACGTCAAAGCCGGATCGCCAGTCACTTCGATAAAGAACCTTTTGTCGCCGTCAATCTCATGCGGCTCCAACTTGTGAAGATGGATCGCGCCGCCGTGACCATCATAGGCTGTGAAGATTTCTGGCATGAACGGCTCCTTTCCCTAGCTGGCTGTTTCGGCGGCTTTAAAGCAGCCGAATTTAATGTCGAAGGCTTCCGAGTGGTGCCGAATGCCAAAGCGACGAATGCCGTACTTGGTCAGATTGCTTGCATTCTCAGCGCTGGCCGATCCGAGATAGCGATAAAGTTCCTCGGCAAACCGCTCCGGGTTCTCTTTCACCATATGGGCGAAGTCGTGATTAATTTCGATCAGCGTCCGGTTCGACAATTGTCCCTCCTTAACTTTTCAAAATGCGAGTAATTTTTACAGCGGCGACGCAGATGGCGACGATTGACAAAAATCCGAAGAAAATAAGATCAGGCCAATCGTTCATCATTGGCTCCATTTAATCCGTTTGACCGCTCTCGCCGCCATCGCTGCGCTGGCACTGTGAACAGATATGTCCTTCCTCGAATGCCCACACTTCGCCGTGACAGTAATCGCAGATGCGCTGATCGCCCTCCCAATGCCACCGAAGCGGAAAATCATCCATGTGAAAGCTCCTAATCCGACGCAACATTCGCAATACCAAACAATACAGCAACGACGATCAGCAGCGTCCAAACTGTCCAGGCTATCCATTGCCAAAATGCTTTGCTCATGTGCCCGAATCCCTGCTATTGGCGCGGCGTTCCTTGCCCCATGGATCGTGGCATTTCGGAAATGGGCGCTTTGTCTGTTTGATGCCGAGATGCTTGGAACGGATGCGGTTGACGCGCGATTTTTCGGCTAGATCGGCGGCATTCTTGCGAGGGACGCAGTTGCGGCAAGTAAGGTTTAGGTTGCTTTCTCGGTTCTCACCGCCGTTGCAAATGGCAACCATGTGTTCGCAAACCCAATATTCGCCAGTCATGATTTTCCGCGCGCACATGTGGCAACGGCCCTCAAGCGCGTCAAAGACCCTCAAGCGTACCCTTGGCGGGGGCACCTGATCGTCGCTGGCTCCGACCCATTCAGGCGTCGATCTCATATCCCAGCCCAAGTCTTTCCGCGTTTCAGATGGCCGATTGCGCTTTTGTCCACTCCATATTCTGCCGCGATTACCCGATGAGGGCGCGGATCATTGCGGATCGCCTTGGCTTGTTCATTCGTGAGTTTGGCGCGGCCAGCGCGTTCGCCAGCCCCAAATGGGGTCTTGAAGCGGCCCTTAGTTAAGCAATCCTGCATGTTGTCGCTGCGAGTACCGAGGAACAAGTGGTCGGGATTGCAGCAAAGGCGATTATCGCAGCGGTGGCAGACATGCAGCCCGGCGGGGATTTCGCCATGCAAGAGCTTATAGACGGCTCGGTGAGGGGTGATGGTTTTCCCCTTTGACCGCATGGAACCATAGCCGTTGCCGCCCGTCGCTCCGCGCCATTCCCAGCAGCCATTCTCGCGGAAGTTGGACCTGTCCCTGAAGTAATCGACAGAAAGATGAATTGCCCTCATGCCGCAGCCTCATTCGGCCCGCTCAACTTGACGCCATTTTGCGCCGCCCACGCATCTATAAAATCAATGAGCGAGGTCATTTCCTCGCGGCTCAAATCGGACGTGCGCGTGAGCGGCAATAGGCTTGATCCGTCCAGCGTCGGGATCAGGGATATTTCCTTTTGCCAGCCGTTGAGGAACAGCGCCTTCCACACATCGGGCGCGTACTTCCTGCCGTGGTGTTCTTTCTGCACCGCTATCTCACTGAGCATTGACCACATAAGATCATTTTGCGGCAGGCTGCGCTTGACGGCCTTTATCTCAATGCGAGTTCCTACCGGCGCCTGCATGATATATTGATAGGCGCGTTCTCTGTCTTTGGGGGTGAATAGGATTAGGAGATGGCGGCTCATACTTCTCTCAATTTCTCGAAGTAGTAGCTTTTGAGGTCGTTAAACATCGGGGCTGAGAATTTGAGCAGCTTGTCCAATGTTGAACCCGGAGTGGGACGATCCCAATTGCCTTCACGGGTGCCGTAGGTCGTGTGCTTTTTGAGCCACGAGGTCAGCTCGTCCAGGTCGTTATAGGCGAGCAGAATATCCTTCTGCTTGCTGATCCAGTTTTGAGTTCCGGTCATTACGTCCTCATCTACTGGCGCGGTGGCGGCGTGTCCGTTGGCATGGCCGTTAGTCGGCTGCTTGAAGTCGTCGGCCTCGTCCTCCGAATAGATCAGGCCATGAAGCCCGATCAGTTTCAGAATGACGCGATCCTTGGCCCGCTTTTCTGCCATGGCATACGGATATGCATTCTTATTGTTTGCCGGCGAGGCTTCGCCTACACTCCATTCGCTGCGTTCATCGAGAGTGCCGGTCACACATAGCGCAACACTCTTGGCCGCACCGTCCGCTTCCAAGACTTGAGGGGCGAGGAACACGATCTTGGCTTTCGCCGCTGCAACTTCCAGGGCGGCATGTTTGGCAATCCATGTGCCTTTCTTCTGAGGTAGCTCCCAGAAGTCATCGCGGGACAAGCCGTAGCGGGTACGGATTTCCTCGATGCGGGGATCAAGCGTGGCCTTGGGCGCCTCATGCTTCGCAATGGTTGCCTTCGCTAGGTCTAATTCCCGGTCGGCGTAGAGTTCTTTGCAGAAATCGCAGATGCGATCCTCAGGGGCCATGTAAACGTCGAAGGGCTCACCGCATTCCCGGCAATATGTGACTGGTTCCCAGCCCATCTAATTCCCCACCATCAAAGCCAGAAGCGTTCCAACCTCAACCGCTATAATGCATAGCGATATATATGCGGATGTGTATTTACGGCGGGGAAGGGGACGGGGTTCGTAGCAAACTGATTGCATCCAGGAATATTCGGTCATTGCAAGCATTCCCCGATGATTTCGCGGCATAGTGCGCCGCATTTATCGCCTTCCCATTTAACTTCGCCAATCAGTGCGACGATCCAGACGCGCTCACCTTTCCATTGCGGCGGTATAGCGGTGGCGTGGAGGGCGCGAGAACCACAAAGTTTAAGCGGGCCGGATATTTTCTGGATGAGCCCTGGCTTTACAGATTCTCCAGCACCGCCGTTGCATGGCTTTCCATTTTTATCTGAGCGCCAATAGGCAATTGTGCAACCCTCACTCTGCAAATTTGCGGCCCGCTTTTGTTGCTCAATCGGCCATTTCTTGATAAATTCAGGCAGCAGCGAAGCCCAATATTTTTTGGAGCCGTCGCCGTAGCCGTAGCCGTCGCCGTCGCCGTAGCCGTCGCCGTAGCCGTAGCCGGAGCCGTAGCCGGAGCCGTCGCCGGAGCCGTCGCCGTAGCCGTAGCCGTAGCCGTAGCCGGAGCCGTCGCCGGAGCCGTCGCCGTAGCCGTAGCCGTAGCCGTAGCCGGAGCCGTCGCC